CTAGTTCATCGTCGCGACCACAGACCAGTTCAGTCATCGTAATGCGTCAATCATAGATTCACCGTTCCGTTCCAACAGTTTCATGCGGTCGAGTACGTCCTGATCCCATGTGACGTAGTTGCGGGTGCCTTCGCCTGCGTTCCGACTCATCCCGTCATAGTATTGCAGGCCGGGGATGCCTGCTTTGCCAAGGGCTTCGGAGGCGGCTTGTTTGGCAGAGTCGCGATATGCTTCCCGTGCTGCTCGGTCAGAACCCACGGGCCAGTCCAGTGCGCCGCTCTTGTCCACAAGGGATTGATAGATTTTATCTCCGGTCGGGTCTGCCGCTTGTTCTATCAGCGCATCTCTTTCCTTGGATAATCTGAACCATTCCTTTTCTTCGCGCATTCGATTGTCTGGCAGCCTGTCCTTAGCCATTTCGGCCATGCGCTTTATAAGCTCGTCGGCCCTCGCCCTTGCCGTCGCGTCGTATCGAATACCAACCCCCTCCAGCGCCTTCCGCACACTCTCCGGCTGCTCGCTCAACGGCTTGTCCCAGTCCATATAACGCGCTATGTCGTCGTCGGGCAGGTCGTGCTTGTAGAGGTAGCCAGCGTCGTCAACAGCACGCCGTAAAACGTCAGACGGATCCCAATTGTCAATGTTTTTTGAATATACGGCGGAAATCGCCGATGCCGGATATTCAAATCCCAGCCAATCGTCGTCATTTAACGCGCGGATAACGCGCTCCTGTTTTTCGGAAAAATGCCCCTTACCCAGAAGACCCATAACATCCTCAATCTCTGCGTCCTCCGGCAATTCCTTTAGGAATGACCTTTTTATATCTTGATGCGGCACGTTGATTTTATAATCCCGCGCAACACCCTCCGCACCAGCATCATAACGCCCGTAACCGTAAGCCTGTGCGCCCTCGCCCTTACTCATATGGTCCAGAGACTTCGCGGCACCCTCCGCCCCGTATTTGTGGGGGCCTCCTTGGAATACGTTTGCGCCCAATATAGCACCTTTCATGCCCTTACTCGCTGTGCTGTTCACAGCCATCGCACCCGGAAGGAACTCAGCCGCAATTTTGGTAACTTCAAAAGGTTCTATTTTACGCTCGCCTTGAACCATCTGCCCGCCCTTTACAGATGCGTTGTACATATCAGAGAGCAATTCTGGCACCGCTGGGCTTATGTCGCCCTCCATGTAATCAGTCGATAACTGATCTTCATCCATGCCACGCCGGGTTTTGAAAGGCAAAATCATCCCGTAATCGTACTTTTTATCCTGGTTCAACAGGGCGTCTCTCATTGACCTTTTAGCCATCACAAAGCACTTCCCTGCTGCCAAATCATATCGTAAGCAGTGAATGACAAAGTTATCGAGTTTGTATTGCCTCTAATTGTAGGGCTGGCGCATTCTCCCATACCAACCACTGTCGTCCAGGCGGCAGACGTCACGTCGTCAGACCAGCTAGATTCATCCCATTTTGAAACATCCCATAAAGCAACGGACAATTCCGGGGTTGTTGGTATATTAGTCGGATTTACATTTGAGAAATCCAGATTCAAATCAATAGCAACCGCAGGAGCGCCGTTTGTCGTAAAATGCGGCCTGCATAATGTAAAAATCTTTTGATTTCCGCGCGATCCGTAATAAGAAAACGCGGGTCTGATTTTCCAATCTATGTCTGCGTCGTTATCACTGGTTCCAGTGTCAGCCTTGTATATAACGCCCCCAGCCTGCGCGCCAAAATACAAATCGTCATTAAACAGCGACCAACACGCTGCATTCTGGCCTGTAAATTTGCACCAAGCGCCTGTTTGGCTGTTGATGACGTACTGGTAAGCTATAGTCGTCGATATCGGAATGTTAAAAAGCGAATACGATCCTTGAGGATAATGAAGCGATTGCCATCCAAAAATGCCTGAATAAGCCCGCGTAGATTCAAGAAATTGATTTTGGATATTGTTAGACAGCGCCCGGCTGCTCCCCGCTACCTGATCGATAGGCAGGAAAACGGACAAAGAAACAGCGCCATCTTGCGTCAAAACAGTAAGATCAGACCCTACTTTTTCAAGACATCTACGCCCGATAGGTGATCCAATATTAAAAACGCCGACAAGATTCCAAGCAGTAGACGAGGACGGATCATTCCCGGCGTATATTACGCATTCCCCCTCGCTTGTTACGGCAACAAACAAGTCTTCAGGACCAGCGCCACCATCTCTCGTCCATGATCCAATAGCTTGGATGTAACCGCCCTTGCTGCAAAGACCGCCAATGTCAAACGTGGCAACAGTCCCCGCAATGGAAACAACCGGCAGGTAACCAAACACTAAGCTGTCGTTAAAGACAAAGAACAAACGTCTTTGATGGGCGGCAACGTGTACAATATTTGTAGCCGTGACGCCCGCAAGACTTGGCGTGGTGAATGCGCTGCCGTTGTAATAGATAGGCGCATCTTCACCATTAACCATAAAAAGAAAATTGCCGCCGGATGTGCCAAACATTGTTGTTTGCCATCTGGCGTTAGATTTACCCGTCGCAATCGCTGTAGACCCTCCAGCGGCAGAAGAGTCGTAAATAACAGAACCAGCCGCAGAGATTAGCTTGCGTGTTGATGGCCCAGCGTATTCAACAAGTGTTTCAACCGCGCCTGAACCATTCCCAGTTGAATGAGAGGCAAAGCCTGACCTTAGATCGCAGCTTGTCAGGTTTGGGAATATATTCTCTAACTCGACAGCAAAATCTTCAGGCATATTGGCGAGGGAGTCGCGGGCGTTCCAGCCGCGAACAGGCGCGGGGATGCTACCACTCTGTGCAGTTTTAGTTTTCCTGGTGTTGTCTAAGAGTGGTTGGAGCATGGTACGTCCTAGTATTTAAGATATTCTAGTTTGCTGGTTTGCCATTAACTGCGCCAACATTCTTTGACGTTTCATTTTTTCAGGCGTCATACTCTGGTCCATAGGCACATTTACGCCGGGGATGTACTGAGAAGCTCCAATATCAATTTGATCAACATCTGGGTCATAACCAACTTCGTCTATTGTATCAAATGTATCAGAAAAAATCTTTGGGTCATAACCAACTTCGTCTATTGAATCAGGTATATCAGGAACAAATTCAGGGTCTACCGTCATAGGTTGAGCGCCGCCGCTGTCTGTTCGCATTCTTTTAAGCTCTTCTAATGTTTTTCGCCCTTCAGGGGTACTTAAAAGCAGTTCAATATCTTCCGCAGTAGGGCCTTCATTCATAACATTATTCCTTTAAAAAACGCCAGATAGCGGGCAAAGTACCATCAAAAAACTTGCTGTAGTCGTCGCCTAAGATTTGTTTTCCATAAGAACCATTATCGAACGGCTCCATGTAATAGTCCAAACAAAAACCCTCGGAGACAGATTCCATATATTTTTTTGGCAAAACAGCGTAATTCACATCCGCCATAATTTCGTTATCGCCAAAACTTCTTACCATGTCGTAAATAAACAGGATGCCTCCTGGCCGCAAAAGCCTCCTGGCTTCAGACATTGCGACGGCATGATCTTCGTGGCCGATAGAAAAACAGAACAGAACGGCGTCAAATGATTCATCCGGCTCTGGAACATTTAAGAAGCTGCACGCATATTGCTGCATCGTGTGGTCAGCGTGGAGAAGTTGCGTCTCGCTTATGTTGACCAGACAGAAAGAGAGGTCGGGGCGTATTTCTTTGAATATTCGGGAAACCTCGCCAACCCCGCAGCCTAAATCAGCAACCCTCGCTCCGTGAGGAATCTCCGCCCATCTCTCTAATCGCTTGACGTGGTGGAACTCACTCCCAGCAAAGCGATGTATCTGAAAAACGCGAACGCCACGGCTTACAAAGTCATCAGTTATTTCAGAGAGTTGGTCGAGGTCTAACACTAGAAATCAAATTTCTTGCGGAAACTAATCCGCCGATTTGGATCAACCCCAGAATTAGCCATTACCAGCTACCTTCAGGGATATAGACGCCGCTCATAGAACTGCTTCCAGATGTCATATCAAGAACCCTTTTCCCGCCTGCGCGAGACGTTTCATTCGCCAGCTTCTGTTCGTAAGATCGGAAGTCTTCAGAATAATCTAATCCGTTCTTTTTCTTAAATCTCCAGACAACACCCAATTCCATAAGATTCTCGTCAAGAACGCCAACATCGGTGTCAGCAGTCCATGCCGATTTATTGGCCCCAGAACTGGATTTACAGAAATAAGTTGATTGATATTCAAACACCCATGTATTGCCCGCAGGGGGCGCTGGGTAGGCGTAGAGCTTACCACCGAATATCCTATAGCTAGAATACGGTCCGGTGGCTGTGCGGGCCTTCAGGGCCTGCCATTCAATAGGCGATAATGGCCCCACGACCGGCTGGGTCAGCGTCCGGTCCCAAAATGTTGAGCTAGTGATGTAAGAAAATCCGGGCGCAAGCGTCGTGACAACACCTTGCAATTCGGCAGCAAGGCTTGTGTGGGTCTTTTCTATTTGAGACGCGGGCCACGAATAACGGTCAAGTAGTTCGCGGCCTTCTGTTTGTGCCAGCGATAAAAGCGTCCTGACGGTCTGATCTGTTGATGCCACAACAACAGACGGGCGAGTCAAGCCAATACTATCACAAGAGTTTTGGATTAATGTTAAAAGTGACATCTATTCCTCTTTTCGTGGCCTTCCACGTTTTTTGACGGGTTCGTCATCCAAGCGCCTCATAAGTTCCGATATTTGAGAATCTTTACGGCTGACAATCTCAGACAAATCATCAACCTTAATCTTCAAAGCCGCAACCTCTTCTGAAGCTTTGTTATTCACGGCTGCTGCAAGATATGACTTGGCCTTCTCGGCCATAGCGACACCACCCATTCCCAACTTGCGGATTGTGTCTGCATTTGCTTTTGCCAAGTCCTCAATCGTGCGTACGGTCGCACCGTGGCAGGTTTTTAACTGAGCCGGAGTTACACCAGGCCAATTCTTTAAATCTGTCCCATTTACAGGTGCCTCACGGCCATCTTTCCAAGCCTCGTATGCGGTAAAAGCAAACGGAGACGGTGGCTTGCGCCGCTTATCCCCCCGCCGCCACTCTTGAAGAAGATCATCTGTAATTTTCTTGTCAACCACTAGGCCGCCCCCAGGCATTGTGATTATTGCGAATTCTACATCTTTATAGACCGGCATCCCTTGAGCAATAGATTGCTCGCGGTCTTCTTCTGGTCGAAGCTCGAAATCAACATAGAAACCATGCCGTTCTTCCATTAACATTTCGACCATTTTTTTCCCTTTGAGTTGTTAAAGAAGGGGATGTCTCACCGAGACACCCCCCCTTAAAGTTAAGCAGCCGTTGCGTCATCCATGAACGGGCGCTGAATTTCGAATTCAGCAAGACCCGTTGACGGAGTATTTATCGCAGAGGCACCCTTGGCAAGTTTAACGCGATCACCAGCGACAACAGCATCATCGATGCTGCCTGCCGTGGCAGTTGCAAAGACCAGACCGTTGTCCGCATAACCGGCGAGACACTTTCCAACTGCTTTGCCACTGATCTGATACCAGCCGTAGGAACTGGCAACATTGATGGACATAGAAACAGCAGTCGGGCCAATAGCATTAGCTGCTAAAAGCACGGTTGAATTGTCGTCGGCGTTGTAGGTGACAAAAGAACCTAGAAGCGTCGATGCAACTCCTTTTAGATAAACGAACTCACCGGCACCATAAGCGGTGTCGGCGCGATCAACTGCTTGGACGATTAAACCAAGCGGATGGTTTTTAGTTGTGGAAGTGTCAGCAATATTCTGCGCTCCCGCAATCGTGTTTGTAATTTGGTAGTCAGACATTTTTTCTTCCTTTCAGGAAAGAGAGTTTGAATAAAAGCCAACTATGCTTTCATTACACCCTGAAGTGAACGGTTCGATACTGTCATATTTCCTTGCCAGATAATCGGCAATACTTGAGCATCTTGGTTGACCGACGACTTCTCGGGTACTTCGGTCCAGTTCGCGTCACGATGACTGGAGAGCCCGATGTAATCGGTGTTGAGGAAATAAGCGTGGGCATCAGGCATACCGGAGGCCGAGCTGTCATAGACAACGTCTGCGCCCTTGTACTTGATCGAGGTGGTGCCGCTGCTAACGTCGGTCGTGTTGGTGTAACGCTTCAAGCTGGTCTGACTATTGTCGAAGAACGTGAAGTAAGTGTCGTCCATGACAATCAGATCCGGGTGGTTGTTATTACGCGTGAGGTTCAGCCACAGCGGGAGCATAAGGCTCTCGATCGTGGTTGCACTCGGCGTAATGGCGCCGCCGCCCTGCAAGGGAGAAGCCGCCGACTGGAGGATGCTTTTCCAGAACGTGTAGGTGGACGAATTGATGCCACCAACGGTGCCGGTTCCGGCATCGGAGACGAGCGCCTGCAACCCATTGATCTGGTTGGAGGTCGTGCCGTCGCTGTAGATGTCGCTGGAGAAGCTGTTGCCAGCGGTACGCATGGCATTCTTCAGCTTGTTTTTGACGAGCTTGATAACGCCTTCTTTTCCGCTGTTCTGGCGAATTTCGAGACCGGAAGCAACCACGTTAATGGCAACCTGCTTCCACGGGAAATTTGCCGCAGTGAACACTTCGGACTGCGCGATGCTCAGCGTGTCGAACCCGCTGTAACGCTGATAGGTGCCATTTTCCGCGTAATCGAGCGGAACCTGAATCTCCCAGCCGCCGGAAATCAGATCGACGCGACCCTTTTCCGTGAGACGCTGGTGCAGCGCGGTGTGGTTGGACACGTTGTCTTCGAGATAGGTGTTTTTGAAATGACGGTACGTTAGCGCCGCAATCTCCGTAAACGAACTATTAGGTGAAGCCATAATTTAGACCTTTCAATCTAAGCTGTTAAGCGGTCGTCGACCAAAGCTCCGATAAAGTCATCCACACTTTTAGCTTTCGCAGCACCCGTTGGCAACGTGCCAGCGGCTCTTATGCTAGTTCCCCCGGCCCTTTTGGCCGCCGTGGCGTCTTTTTTCGCCTTGGCGATCCGCGTGGCCTCTGATTTGGCCTTACTATCGACCGCAACCTTGGCGGACACCTCGTCGTTGGCCGCGATGGCCATCTTGTAGGCGGTGCTGAGGTACTGGTCGGTCGTAAGCCCGGGTTTACTTTCACGTAAAGCTGAAACAAGCGGTATCATTTCGGCCTCCAGTTCGCCATAGAACGGATTCGCTGTTGCGAAATCGCTAATAACGGTGGAGACGGCTTGTCCCGCTACTTCTAGCTGCTGAGTCTGCTGTTGTGCAAAATGAGTCTCGAAACCTTCAATACGTCGCCGCATTTCCAGCATTTGAGGATCGG